GTTGATAACAACTACACCGGATGCTGGGTTTACAACCTTTAATCCGTATCTCATCGACATGTATGAACCAACAATTCCGAATCCCGGATTTGCTTCTTCCACAGTCAATGGTCTCCTTTCAACATATGCCATAGGTTTAACTGAGCTATCCCATATGAAAATGCGGTCTGGAGGACACCATGCGTTAACAGTTACATTCAAGCCATACAAACTACCAACTAGACCAGTTATGGATGTTGAGTTTACTGGTGTGTCTAAAACGTATCTGTTCTCGTTTGCGACAGCTGTAGTAAAGTCAGCCATGTTTAGTAATGTTTTGTAGTGTTGTGGGGAAATCATGAGGCTGGTTGCGTTGTAACCATGTCCACCAATCAATTCCATAGCTTCGGTAATATCAGCTAATGCTAATTCTCCGTCGCCTGCTCCACCAGCTGCTGTTTGATAGTGAGTCTTGGATAAGATAGCGTCGCTAGTTAATCCGTAGGAGTAAATACGTCCTTCGTTAACTGTTCCACCAGCTCCCAAAAATCCACCATAAACGTTGTCTGTAAAGTCAACTATGTTTGCTTCTGTTGTTGCTTGCACAATACTTGCACCGTCTACACCAGTTCCAAGACCTGCATCATAAATACCCAATAAAGCATATATTGTGTGTTTTGTGATGTGTCTGTCTACTGCTCGACGAGCTTCGTTAAGTGCCATCTCTACTTCGTTAAATCTAGAGTCTTCTATCATTCTTCGGGTTACACCTACTGCAAGTCCCCACTCTCCAACTGATACTCTCTCGGAGCGTAAGTTAGTGTGTTGGTACTTAGGAGTGTTTCCTTCGTTGATTTCTTCCATACCCATTGAGGGTTTTGCGAATGTGATATCAATATCACCGCCGGTCTCTGTGGTCATAGTTTCTGTAAACATTGCCATTGCAGGAAGGTCTGTGACCTTGTAGTCCTGAATTGCATCTTTATAGTCTATGAGTACTCTTTCACCTGAACCACCAGTTGCGTTATACGCACCTGTGTTCAATGAAGTAAGTACACCGCTTGCCAAATTATCATTTAATGCTACCATGTTTCTTACCTATTTAGTTGAGCCACAAAACCTTTGTGAGGGTGTCAGCAGAATTAGTTCCTGCTTCCAATGCTATTGCGACTGCATCTTGTGCATCCGCTGCTTCCGTAAGGTTGCTGTTTGCTGCTGTTGCGAGTAAATCGCCAGCTACAATAGCTGCACCTGATGTCATAACTTTTAGCATAACACCGTGTCCGGTTACAACACTAGCTATTTGCCCTGCTGAGACAGTTGTTAAAGCTACACCAATTGGCCGCGTGTTTGCAGCGCCTACTGGGTCAACTTCTCCATCTGAGCTCATCTTGAGCGCAAAGCCAGCGGTTATAGCTGCTCCAGCTGTGAATGGTAAAATTCTTGCTGGGGCACCACCGTCATTTAATAAAATTTCTGTTGCCATTTTTAATCACCTTGTAGTAATTCTTTGTTGAGCGTAATACGCCCTGTGTCTTTGTCCATCTTGACTGCAAATTTTCTCTCAGTTTCTGCTGGAACAGCTTCCCCTTCGTTGGATTTACCCTTTCCGAAAGTTCGTTCTGTTGCTTCAGGAACTGGAATTGCAGCAAGAGCTTCGCTGAAACCAGTCAGCCTTGGTTCATCCCAAGCAGTTAATTCTTCGACACGAGTATCCTTTTTGTCTTCTTCGATTGTTCCGAACAAGATTTCTTTGGATATAATCGTGCTTACGGTCTCAGCCTTACGAGCGTCTGCTTCCTTTGCTGTTCTTTCATCTTCTAATACTTTGTAGTCTTCAATTGCTTTTAGAGCTTCTTCGTATTGAGATTTAATTTCAGCGTTGTTAGCTTCCATCTCTTCCAGTTGGGAACGTAGTGACGCGAATTCGCGTTCAACTATATTCTCTGCTTCAGATTTTACAGGAGTTTCTTCAGTCATATTTGATTCCTCTGTTTTACCGTCATCACATCCACATGAATTTTCATGACCTCCACAACCGCAGTCGTGGTCGTCTTCCTTTTCATCGTGTTGTGCACATTCCTTATCCTCTATAGTACATACTTTACATACAGGGTCCATAGTAGTATTGTCTATAAAACTTACTTCTGTGGGGCGTATGTTTGTAGCGAAAGTATCTCCCATTACATCAACATCGTTTGACCAATCAATGCTAACGTGTGTGACATCTCCTTCCTTTACTTTGTTCATTACTTCTTGTCCGCGGTC